GGACCGATGCCCGCCTTGACGGCGTCGTCCAGCAGGGCGTCGTTGATGGTGTTCGAGTTGAGCATCCCCTCCACAACCCGCTTAGCGCCCGGTCCGCCAAACATCGGCTCGGCGTTGACGGCCTGCTCGATGTTCCGCCCCACCCCCCACTCCCGGTTGGGGATGTTGGCTGCCCGCCAGGCGGGGCTGACCTGATCGGCATCCCACAGGGTGCCCAGCTTGCTGGCCTTCTCGCCGACCGGGGTCATCAGGTTGCGCACGCCCCCGGTGGCCTTGTCGTAGGTGTTCAGCGCGCCCTGACCGACGGCTCCGGCGGCGTCCTTGACGCCCTGCATCGGGTCGTCGTTCACATCCTGGCCCGTGCCGTACTGGTTCTCCTGGGAGTTCTGCTCTTCCTGGTACGGCACGCCCCAGCCGCCCAACCCCGCGCCACCAATGGCTTGTGCGCCAAAGTCATACGGCGGCGCGGGGGGTGGCTCAGGCAGCGGGGTGCCCCATCCGCCCAGGCCCGCCTGCTCGATGGCTTGCTTGCCGAAGTCGTATGGCTCGGCCGGCTTGGCAGTCCGGGCAGGAGCCTTGGCCTGGGCCTTGGGGGTCCAGCCTGCAGCCTGGGAGCCGATCCCCTCGACGGCGTCCTTGACGAACTCCGCGCCCTCTTCTTCAGCCGGCTCTTCTTCTTCGGGCGGCAGGCCCTGCTGCTGCCGCTCCCAGTCCCGCTTGGCCTTCTCGATCTGTTCGGGCGTGGCCTTGCTGCCCAGGGAGTTCGGCGCGTCGAGGCCAACGACCCCGGTCCGCCCCGCGCTGTCGGCCTGCTCGTTGCCCTTCGGCGTCGAGCCTGAAGTCTGGTCGGCGCGCTCCCAGCCTGGGCGAGCGGCTGCGGCTGCGCCGCCGCCTGCATCACCCTGGTTGGCCGTCGAGGTGGCGGTCGGGGCGGCGGCAGTTGTAGCCGGCTGAGCGGCCCCACCACTTGCGGCTCCGCCCGTCGTCGCCCCGCCCGTCGTCGCGGCTGGCTTGCCGATCTGGTCTAGCTCGGCCAGGTACGAGTTGATCTGCTCTGCTAGCCGGGCGCGATCCCCCGTCGGGGCCTTGCCGCCGAAGCGCTTGGTCCCCTCGTCCATGTAGTGGACATCGACTTCGCCACCCTCGGGCAGGTAGAAGTCGCCGGTGCTGTAGATCGTGGCCTGCGGGTGCAGCGTGTCGTAGGCCAGCTTGGCCAGCTTGGCCTTGGCCTCGACGTTGGAGATCTTGCCGGTGAGCACGTCGGCCTGGACCTTGGCCGTGTCGGCCTTGGTCTTCTCGATGTCGGCCCCGGTCTTCTCGATGTCCTTCGCACCCTTGGCCAGCTTCTGCTCCTCGGTCGGGACGTGGTATTTGTCCTCGGTGATCTCCTGCCAGGTGCCCTTCGGGTCGCGCTCGTCGTACTCAACGGTCTTGCCGTTGATCGTGTCAACTTTCTTGTTGCGACCCGCGCTATAGACCACATCGGCCTGGGTCTTCCCGTCGGCTCCCTTGCTGAGCTTGATGACGTTGTTGTCAACCGTCATCGTGCCCTTGCTCAGGTCGGAGTCGCCGATCTTCTCACGGGTGCCCTTGTTCTCGTTGAGCAGCCAGGTCTGGCCGCTGGCGTCGGTGAAGACGGTGTAGATGCCCGCCGTGGCCAGCGTGGCGTCGGCCGCGATCTTGGCCCGGTCGGTGGCCCCCTGCTCCTTGGTCGCTTCGTCGGCCGCGAACTGCTTGCGCAGGATTTGGGTCCACTCGTCGTTGTAGTCCCACGTCCCGTTGGGCCCCGCCTTGAGGGCGATCTGGCCGCTGCCCGTGCCCTGGACCTTGATGTCGCCAGGGACTTCCCGCTTGGGCGCATTCGCGGTGGACTCGTCCGGCTTGGGACCGAGATTCTTGATCTCCGTCCCACTGTCCAGATCGACCAGCGACAGACGCGGCTTGCCGTCCGCGCCCATGACGGTTGTGATCTGCGATCTGGTCGGGTCCTTGCCCGCCCCCTCTAGCTCCTTGCGCAGCGCCGCATCCATGGGCTGGAACCGGGGTAGGCCAGAGATCCGGTCGGGCTGCTCGCCAGGGATGAAGAAACCCGCCACGATGGGCTTCTTGCCTGGCCCAGGCGGGCTGGGCACCCACAGGACTTGCGACGGCTGCGGGTTGCCCTGCTCGTCGGTGGTATAGACAACCTGCGGGATGTACCCCGCTGGGGCTGGGCCCAGGTTATTGGGCACTGGCGCGCCCGAGGTCTTGCCCGTGTTGGGGTCAGTCCCCCCCGCCGCGTCGGCCGAGGTCGAGGCTGCGGGCTTGCTGGAGGCCACGGTGACCCGGCCCTTGTTGGGGTCGGGCAGGTCGCCCGAGGTACCGGTGAAGTCCTGGTTGGGCTTGGTCTGCCCCGCGCCCATGCCGCCGCTGGCTTGCCCCGCGCCGAAGCCGCCACCGAAGCTGCCCATGTCCTGGCCAAACGTGCTGGCGTTGCCGATGCTCGTGCCGCGCTGCTCGAAGGGGCGCTCGGCGGGCCCCGACGCCTGCAGGCGAGGGCCCGGCCCGACCCCGTAGGGGGTGGGCGAGAGCGGCGGCTGGCCAGGGGAGAAGGTGTTGGCCCGCATGTTGGCGTTGTTCGCGTAGCGGCCCGTCATGTTCTCGCCACCAGGCGGGATGCCCACCCCCGGTGGGGTGTCGGCCCCCGCGCCGATGCCGTCGTGCGGCATCAGGCTATAGTTCAACTCATGCTCGGGGGCGGGCACGCCAGGGGCGTGGACCTCGCCCGTCTTGGGCGTGTAGTTGATGAGGTGCGTCGGAGCGCGGGTCCCGGGGGGGCTGGCCACGATGTGCGGCTGCTGCCGCTCCAGCCCGTCCATGTTGTGCTCGGCGAGCAAGCGGCGGCGCGGCTGGGTGTCGCTGCGCGTCGGGGGGTCCCAGAAGCCTGGCATTAGCTCATCCGCCGCCGGTTCTTTGAATTGATACGCGCAATAGATCGACCAGTCCGGCCGTCGAGGATCTCAACGGGGCCGAATCCCTCGGGGCCAACGCCGTCCCAGCGCTCCATGACTGGCTCGGGGGCGGCTGAGCCCACCAACCGCTCGGCACTGAACTCAGCCGTGCCGGGCTGGGGGGATCGGTACCCGTGGGGTGAGAGGTGCATCTCGGCGTCGGGTGCCGCATGGTAGACCTCATGCAGGCGACGCAGGAGATCATTTGTTTCGTGCATGGTGCGCCTCCAGATACTGACGGACCACGTCAGCGGCGCTGTCGTCTAGCAGTACGTCGCCGCGAATGACCCCGGCCAGGTACTCACCCTGCTTTTGAAACGCCTTCGCCGGGCTGATCTTCTTCCGCCCCAGGGGTGTCTGGTCCTTGTCGTCGTGGCTGACCACTTCCATCGCCCTGGGCACCTCGCCCATGATCTTGCGCAGGTTTGCTCCGGGCATTGCTCATCTCCTGTTCGAGCATCAGCAGGTCGCCGCCGGTCTTGTCGAAGACCTTGACGCCCAGCGCGCGGGCCATCTGGATCAACGGCACAACCTGCTCGGGCTGGACCTTGAAGGTCTGGGCGGACTCCCAGTCAGGGGCCTGCTCGACAGCGATGACGTAGGTGTCCCCGCGCCCGACGTAGAGCGCCACTCGCTGCTGGAGCACAGGCTGAACCGCTGGAAAGTCAGACGGCTCGGCGACGGGCACGTCGGGCGGGGGACGACGCATGATAGCGCTGGCGCTGACGGGCTCGTCGTGCACGGGCTCGGCTGCCCAGGGGTGGCCGTAGTCCACGTTCGGGTGGTGGTCCTCGCCGCACGTGAAGCAGGCGGGCTTGGGGATCCGCGCGTTGTACCCCGGGGTGCCAGGCACCATGGCCAGGTTGTGCAGGTCGGGCATGTTCGCGGGGAGGTTACCAGTACCCCGGCGAATATCCGAGTTCAGTCCGGGAGCCTGGGGCCGCATCGCCTGAAACAGGCCCAACGCGTCATCAGACATGCGGCGAGTCTATCACGGCAGTGCGCGCTGTTGGCCCCGCGCGGGCGGCGGCTGCCCCCCGGTGCGGCCCGAGGTGCGGGCCCCGCCGTGGCGTGCGGCGGCGTTGCCGATGGTCTGGCCAGCAGGCGGACCCGACACGCCACCGCCTGACGGCCCACCCATCGCCGGTGGCTGCTGTGTCCCCCCCTGCGGGTCCAGCGGCGAAGTCTGCGGCATCTGCTGCTCCATCAGCTTCTGGCTCAGCGTGATGAACCGCTCGCTGTCTTCCCCAAACCAGTTCTTGACACGCTCCAGGCCGACCTGTTCGATGACAAACGGCAGCGCGTCCACCGCCTCGCGCACCAGTTCATCCAGCCACTCCTGCGGATTGTCCGTGGCCCCCGACAGTTCGATAGAGGTGCGGTGCGGCATCCACTTGTTGGTCTGCAGGGCCTGGAGGGCCTTCCATTGTTCGAGCATCGCCGGGTCGAGCCGCCGTCCGAGACTGACCTCCCAGCCGTCCCAGTACCCGTCGATGTCCTCGGGCTTGATGGTGACCTCGCCCATGTCTTCGCCGTTGCGATCCTTGCCCGGGACCGGCATGGTCAGACGGTCCTGCAGGCACACTTCAAGCTCCATCGCCGCCAGTTCCAGCGCCCGGGTAATACCCCTGACGAGCGCGTCTTTGGCCGACTCGATCTTCAGTGTGCGCATGGACTGGATTGCCCAGAGTTGCTGGGCACTCCGGGTGCCCTCTGCGGAGCGGGGCCCCTGCGCGACGCCGTTACGCTGAATATAGTTGTCGACTACTGAGTTGGTCTGCAGCAGTTCGTCGGGGACCGGTTGGCCCTCCAGCATCTGCAGGTACTCCCCGATCCGCTGGTCGATGGGGATGTACTGACCGGGCCGGATCTGGATCTCACGGCCGTCCTTGGTCCAGCCCAGGTACGTCCGCCAGGCATTGATGGCGAGCATCCACACCTGCATCGTGAGCACGTTACTCTCGATGGGGTACAGCCCGGCAGCGTTGGTCAGCATCCCGCGATAGCGTCGCTCCATGTCGTCAAAGGTGAGTTCTCTAAAGGGCACGATGACGTATGGCAACTCAGGATAACCATGCTCTGCGACACCCCGGTAGGGTCCCATGCCCCCCACCTCAAACAGGGGTATGTCGTTGAGGAGAAGGCAACGGTAACGCCCGATCCAAACATCTGAGACCCAGACCAGTTCGTCCGGCATGAGGTTGCGTAGGGCGTGCGCCGTTTCCTCGTAGCGCGCGAACGCATGCATCGCCTCCGTCTTGCTGGTCTGGTAGTGCTCGACCACCACCAGCAACTCGCCGTCGTCGGCCTCCCGCCAGCGCACCACGCGGGGGTCGCGGCGCTGGAAGAGGATCGGGTTCTTACGCCGGTGCCGAACCTCCCAGATCGTCTCGGCGTCGGCCTCCTCCCAGGCTAGCTCGCGCGCCTGGAAGTCCTCGTCGGGCTCGTCGCTAAACTGCTCGGGCTTGGAGCCGCTGGCCTCCAAGCCCTCGGGCTTGTGGGGCCACAGGGACCGGTCGACCATGATGCGGAAGACACCCACGCGGCGGATGACCATGTCGGTCGGGATCTGGCGGAGCACGTCCTTCTGCTTGCGCCAGGAGTGCAGCATCGCCTTGCCAAACCGGGTCAGCTTATCGGCTTGATTACGGTACTTCTGGCGTGCCCGCGCGGGTCGGACACGCACTGATATGTCTGGAGGAACCAGCGAGTCGATAGCGGCATCGGCGTCAGCCGGGGCAGACCCAGTCTTGACCGCCAGCCGCCCGCCGGGGGACTCGACATCAAAAGTCTGGAAGTACAGGTCTTCCTCGTCATCCATCGCCTCGTCAAGCTCGCCCCACTCGCTCAACAGGTGGTCACGCCAGTAGACGACCTCCTCGTAGGTCGGCTTGTCGTCTATCTCGTCGCGGTAGGCCCCGTGCGGGTTCGTCTCGCTGGTGTCCGGGTCTTGCATCAATCCGCCACCGACAGGTAGGAGCGCGGCTCAAGCGGCCCGCGCTGATGATACGAGCGCATCTCGTCCATGAACATCCGCCCGCGTGATTGGGGCTGCCGCGCCAGCACTTCGGGCGACATGCGCGGGGCGATGACATTCTCGTTGATGTCGGGCTCGATGTGCGTATCGAGGTAGGAGTAGCTCTGCCCGCCCTCGGGCTCCCCCTCAAAGCGCTTCTTGACCCAGACGTAGTAGCCCCACGCGTCCATGGCGTGGTTCATCCAGTCGCGCGGGATCTCCTTCAGGTTCTCGTTCGTTTGCCGGCGACGACCGTAGGTGTAGACCTTGAACTCGGCGATGGTGAACGTGCAGTGGCGGTCGACGCGCATCCGCGAGCACGAGCGCAGGTAGCTCAGCGTCTCGCCGACGAGGTGCTCGTCGTTCAGGGACTCCTCGACCTGGATAACCAGGGCGCGCTGCTCGGCCTCGTTCAGCAGATGGTCGGTGTCGGGCTCCAGGTCCATGTCTTCGAGCAGCATGTTGACCCTGGACCGGTAGAAGCGGAAGAACCGCACCGGGTCGCGCAACTGGTTGCGCTGGAACGGGATGCGCTCGGGGATCTGGGGCTTCTTCTCGATGCAGTAGGCCGGGAACCCCATCCGCTGCCAGCGCCGCATCTCCTCGGGCTGGGCCGAGTCGCAGATCATATCGGAGATGCCCTCGATCTCCCACTGCGGGAGCAGGGCCCCGTCGGGGCTGATCTGCTTGGCGTGCATCCAGGGGCGACTGGCCAGGATCTCGGCGATCTCTTCGGTCGACCGGTGGGTCTCGTAGATCTCATCGAAGATGACCGTCATGTCGGTGTACTCCTGGATGGCCAGGATGCAGTACGGGTTACCGCCACCTGACGGGTCAACAGCCAGGATAACCGGCAGATCAGGGTTGTAATCCACCTCGGTGGTGTGGACCTTCTCCTTGAACTCGGGGAAGACGCGCTCCCTGGCACTGGCGGGGATCCCCCCGAACTGCTCCAGGAACTCGTAAGGCTCCATCTCTTTCGCCGCTTGGACCAGGGCGGGCGACTGCCGGCCCTGCGGGAAAGCATAGAAATTGATGTCGTAGCTGGCGTCCTGGAACATCTCCCAGGCTGCCTCGGTGCCGTACTCCACCATCTCCGCGCGGGCGTCGAGCGCCTTCTGATGGAAGAAATCACCCTCACCCTCCCAGCTTGAGATCAGCAGGGCCTGGCCGTTGCGGTCGGTCAGCGGCGGGAGGATAGCCCGGGACCAGGCTTCGGGGTAGATCTGGGCAGCCTCGTCAATGATGGCCAGATCAATGGCTGCGCCAGCCGCACTCCAGACATTTTCGAGGGACACACCCTCCAGGCGAGCACCGTTGTCCAATATGCACAACTTCTCCTGGTTGGTGTCTCGAACAGTACGGGTCTTGAGTCCATGGTCCCGGATCGTCTCCATCACCTTGTCGAAGGCGCGGCTGACCAGCCGCATGGTGGGTGCGGCCAGCCAGATCCACGACCGGGGGCGCATGTACGCCACGCCGATGGCCTCCATCGCCGCCTCGGTGGTCTTGCCCCCGCGCCGACCCCACGCCGCGATGCGGAATCGGGCACGTGAACGGGCCAGCGCTTGCTGGCCCGTCCAGTGACCTGGGATCCCTGCACGAGACCAGGTCTCCGTCTCATCCTGCAGGGCGTGGTACTCCCGCAGGCGCTCGTCCGGGGTGCCGAGGTCGCCGATCCAGCGTAGCCGGCGGCGAATCTCCCGCTCCTGGTCCACATCCTGGGGGATGAACAGCCCGTGCGGGCGGAAGTTGAAATGCTTGAACGCCGCCAGCCGCTCGTCGGGGTCGACGGCCTTGAACGGGGCGACCCGCGCCGCCGCGCGGTCCTCCCAGGCGCGTAACCAGTCGTCGCCGCTCGTCTTCGCCAGCCTGGTGAAGTCCAGGCCGGCGAGACCCGGCATATTGGTTTGCGGCACCTAGCGCTTCTTGGCCTTGGGCGGTGCCGCCTTCTTGCCCGCTGACCGCGCGGGCGCTTTGGCCGTCGGAGCCTTGGCCTTGGGCTTGGCCTTGGCCTTCGGTTTGGCCTTGGGCGGGGCCGTCGGTGGCCCGCCGGCAAACGGGTTGGCCGACGGCATCCCGCCACTGAAGGGGTTGGGTCGGGGCGCGCCGCCACCAAACTGGGGCGGCATGCCCCCACCACCAAACGGCATGTCCTGCCCTCCACCCATCGCGCCCATCGCCGCGCGCTGCTTGTCCATCTCGCCCTGCATCGCGCCGCCCATGGCACTCCGGCGCTCGTTCTGCATGCCGCCGCCCTGCTGTTCCCAGCCCATCAGCTTCTCGCCGCCCTCTGCCTGTCCGCCGCCACCGGTCATGGCCGAGCCGACCGAGCCACCGCCCGCCTGGCCCTTCATGGCTTGCGCGCGTTGCATCTGCTCGTTCATCTGGCCCATGTTGGGCTGGCCCCAGGGCTGCTGCGGCTGCTGCTGCGACTCCCGGTAGCGCATGTCCTGCGCCTGCTGCATGTTCTGCGGTGGCTGGTAGCCCGCAGGCCGCTGCTCCATGGTCCGCATCATCGGCTGCTGCGGCAGCGACGGGCGCTGCATCTGCGACGGGATCTGGCCCATCTGCTCCTGCATCCGCTGCTGGAGCCCGCCCATACCGGCGTCGCCGCTAGTACTTGTTGGGGTTCTTGCTGGCCGGGAGGTTGGGCGTGGGTTGCTTCGGGACGCAGCGCGAGCCCGACCCGCTGCCGGAGCCGCCTTTTTTGGAGCTTGAGCCATGACTAGTAGCCTTTCCCACTTGAGGATCCTTTCCGGGCGGGCAGTTTCTTGCCCTTCGGTTTGCTAGCGAACGCCGAGAGTTGCTTCTCATTCATCCCGGTCTGTGTCTTCTGGCCTGAGCGCAAGCGCGCCAAGTCGGCTCCCATCATGCGGCGCTGGGCTTCGCTCTTGGGTGGT